CAAACATTACCGTTCAGGTCAGCAATTCCATCCGGCATCCAGTTATGATACCAGGTGGCAGGTCCGGAGCCGGTTGCTACCCTTGTCGGTTCATTCGGATGCGATTCATGGCTTGCACCTTCATATGCGGTAGGAATGCCTTTTTCATGCTGATAAGAGTAGTCTTTGCCCCAGTAGTTATTTCCTCTTGGCATGGTTCCGTTCTTACGGCACCACAGAGCGATTGCGGACCACAGAGAATACGGATTCAAACTCCAGCCATTCCCTTTGTTCCGGCAGAACGTCAACGCCTGGTCGAAAGTCACATAAACCTTCGGGTCACGCATTGGCAGTGAGTATGCCCTATCGTTCAGCACAATGTTCTGGAATTTGGAGACATAAATCTTGTCCTTGTCCACGCCATTCACCTTGAAAGCCGGGTGAACATTCTGACTTCCTCCGGTCATAATCTCCGAAATCATCATTTTGGGAAACGGAACCATAACGGAAGGCATCTCCATATCATCAAAAAGGACGGTATTCTTACCGCCCGACATCGCTTCAATCGCTAATTTAAAATCATCAAAATTCGGCATCTCTTAAACCTCCACTTCCCATAATCTCAGTTCGCACTCGTCCATACTGAAAGGCACCGGCTCCCTCGTTGTGATAGTCGGGGATTCTGTGCCAAACTCTGAATCCGGGTCATAGTTCGGATTCTCCGTAGTGGTCTCCGTGTACTCTCTGGCCGGGATAACCAGCTGAGCTACATATCGCTCACCTTCGGAAGCTCCCATCACCAGACCGCCCGTGTAATCCAGGCAGATGTCGATGACAACTTCATAATCACGTTCCTTTTTGGACGCGTTGAACATCAGATCGCCGTCATTAAAGTCAATGTTCTTCCCCATGACCTCATAGGGAATGAAATTCTTGCCGTCCTCCGGCAGATGTGTCACTTTCATCAGTAATACCTCCTTCTATTCTCAGCCATTCTGACTGCTTCGTTGGTTCTTGCAGCAGCGATTTCCGCCGCTTCACGTATAGCCGGGTCATTGCGGTCCACACCATAGGACTTCATCACATGCTCCGCCTCTGCTCTTCGCTCTTCATTTGGGATAATCACATTTGCCATGCTCAAATTCCTCCTCTCACATAGCAATTCACAACCACTTCGCTTGCCGAACCGGTATAAGCAACCTTAAAACCGTTCAGTAGCTTGTCACTGAACTCAAACTCGCCAACCGCCCCGCCAGTTATGCTGACAACCTCGCACTCCACGGTATAATCCATGTTGTTCTTAGATTTTGTGAGCTGAACCGTCTTTTTGGAGTTGTTGTGTGGATAAGGCTGCGTGTTTGTGAGCGTGACCTGAATCTTATCTCCGGTAAGGCCTTCAATGTCCTTGGCTACCTGGAGAAGATTTCTGGCATTCTCGGAAGCCATAAGCATCGCTTCCAGTGCTGCCAAATCCATTGCGTTGAAATTCGTGGCGTTCTGCGGTGTTCCTTGTTGTAATACCCTTCCGGGAGAAGCGGTGTGCTGAACCAGGCCGTTGCCTACGTCCTCTTCCTGGAATCGCCCCGGATATTCCACAACATGGTCTTTCCAATTCACAAGTTCCCGCATTATTCCTATACCTCCTTCTCACTGATTACCAACTGGCAGACATAATAAAAGCCCTCCGCCACGGAATCCATCTTTAGGGATTCCTGCTTAGAGAGCCACAAATCATTGTTCGTGTCATACAGTTGGATTTCCGTGACGGTAGCCGCCCCGGTGGTAGCCGTTTCGATTTTAAACGTAACTTCCACAATTCCATCCGCTGTCACTTCCACTGATTCAATTTTCGCCTTGTGGTAAGTCGAGCCAATTTTGTACTTAGCATAGGCAACCGTCCGCTTCGTGTAATCACGGTAGCCCTGGATTGCCTTGCTTGTAAGTAACTTCATGTGCATACCTCCTTGTCTATATCTCAAAGGCGTTTCCGCAAAGAGGATACCTAATCTGGTAACTCTCTGTTTTCACCTCTGGAATCACTGAATCTCCTGATTCTTTTGCGCCGGTTGATACTTTCGGAACCGTACCGGCTTCCTTCTCTCCAGCAAGAGAATATTCAACTTCGGTTCCTTTACCGCTTGCTTCAATATCCGTAACTGCCTTTTTCTGAATCAGTCCGGTACTGACCTGCGGTTTGGTTCCAGCAACCTCATTCTGATATTTGAATCCGGATAACTTAGCTGCAACCTCCGTTTCATTCATGGCGTATACCGCCTGGAATCTTGTTTTCGGATGCGATCCCGCTGCCATGTTTTCGCTCGCTTCTGGATAATTTACCTGGTATCCGGCAGCATATATTTCAGCCTCAACCGCTCCCTCCGCAACTTTCAGACCGGTGCTTGTTTTCGGATACTGTCCGGCTTCCCCGGAGTTCCCGGCCATGGTCGTTATCCTCTTATACGGGTATGTTTCCGGTGATAACTCAACACCTGCATCCATGAGCCGTAGCCCAGTGCTTACGCCAGGAACCGTACCGCAGATTGGATATCGGCTCTCATATCGTTCTACATTTCCACAGAGTTCAATGTGCGCCACAGCCGTAAAGCGGAGTGTGAACGCCACATGAGACTGCTTGATTGTCTTTATCTTCTTAATCGCCGCCGTTACATCAACAGCATTGTTCCCGGATTCCAGCTTAATTGTAAAGGTATTCACCGGTCCGGATTCATCATCTACATGGGCTTTTCTGCCGGTGATATTTTCCATGATAACTTCCATCCGGTAAGGATTCATGGGGGAGCGTTCATCACGCTTCTGGTAAATGAACCGCCTGCGCTCTTCGTAACCGAGTTCTTCCCTTACCGGAAGTCCGTATTTCTGTTCATGGTATCTCAGCCCCCAGGTTGCCGTCTCCGGAAACGCCTGGTACGGAAGTTCTTCGATTTTCTCCCTGGCTTCTCCCATCTCCAGGCCCATGACCTGAAATAGCCACTTCCCCACATAGGAATTATCATAGAAGCCATTT